GCTGGATTCCAAAATCTGATTGCAGGCGTGTTGTCATGGGCGCTGGAGAACGAAACATCAATCAAGAGAGTTGTCACCATTTTTGCGATTGGATTCACAGAGCTGGGCAAGATTGTTGGCGCATTTGCAAAGTTCCTTGTTGGTGTTTTTAATACAGCATTCTCAACATTGCTTGGGAACCTTGATACTGTTTTGCAAAGGATCGAAGCGGCAATCAATCGCGCTAAAGCAGTTCAATCTTTAACGCCACAAAGAATTTCTCAATTCCAAGAGCAAGCACGTAAGGCGACCAACGAAAGGTTTGGCGGTCCCGCTGGCTTGTTTACTTTCTTACGTGCTGGCGAGGCTGATAAGTTTTACAACCAGTATTTTGACAATCTTGTTGACAAGGCGACTAAGTCTGCAGGGGCCAAGAAATATACGGATACCGTCAGAAATATTTTGTTCCCTGAATTCACACCCTCGTCATTTGGCACTGGCCTCGGCAATCAACAGCTTGCATCTCAGCTTGCGGGTGGTGCTGGTGACGCCGCTGCAGCAAAGGCCAAGAAGGGCAAGGAGATTGTTGATCGTACAGATGAAGAGTTGAAGTTGATCAGGGAGATCAATCGCCTGCGTCGTGAAGGGTTGGATACTGAGGCTGAATTTGTTGAGTTTGAACTGCGCAAAATTGAGATCGCGCTTGATTTGGACGCCAAGCGTATTGGGACCAATCGTGCAATTGAAAGAAGTGAGGAGAACAAAACAAGATTGGCACAAGCGTTGCAAAACGCGTTCAAAGGTTATGGAGACGAAGTACTGAAATCATTATCAGTGCAGCTTGAAGTCAATCGCGCAATTCAAGACGCTGAAATCAAGGCTGGAATCATCACTCAAGAAAAAGCAAAGCAATTGCTAATTGAAAGACAAATTGCTGATTTTGTTACACGCTATCCAAGTGCATCTGCTGAGGCCGTCCAAAGATTCAAGGTTGCAATTAGCACCTCTAAGAAAGAGTTGACAGAGGCTGAGCAGCTCGGGAAGTCTGTTGTCACAACGTTTGCAGATGGACTTTCATCTGCTTTTGATTCCCTGTTTGATCGCGCTAAGAGCTTCAACGAAATCCTTAAGGATGTGCTGCGTTCCACTTCAAAACTGCTGTTCCAGTTTGCCTTGAAGGGAGCGTTGAAGGGTTTGTTCCCTGGTTTGGGCTTTGCTGATGGCGGCATCATGACTAGCAATGGTCCAATGCTGCTGAAGCGTTACGCCGCTGGTGGTATCGCCAACTCACCGCAACTTGCCATGTTTGGTGAAGGCAGCCAGCCAGAAGCGTATGTGCCCCTCCCTGATGGCCGTACAATCCCCGTGACGATGAAGAATGGTGGCAGCACCAACGTTGTCGTGAACGTTGACGCAAGGGGCAGTAACGTGCAAGGTGAACAAGGGGAAAGCGCTGCTCTAGGTCGTGCTGTTGCTGGTGCTGTGCAGGCAGAATTGATTCGTCAGAAGCGTCCTGGAGGCTTGTTAGCGTAATGGCCACATTCACCTACGTCCCCAGCTTCAGCGCTACTGAGCAGAGCCAGCCGCGTGTCAGGCGTGTTCAATTTGGCGATGGCTACGAGCAGCGTTTGCGTTACGGATTGAATGTTGACGCAAAATCATGGCAACTATCTTTTACCAATCGCACAGATACTGATCGCGACAATATCTTGTCATTTCTTGAAGCGCGTGCAGGTGCTGAAAGTTTTGATTGGACACCCCCTCGTGGTACGGCGGGTAAATACATCTGCAGCGAATGGGCAATGGAAATGGTGAATTACAACAACAACACAATCACCGCGACCTTTGTGCAGGTGTTTGAACCATGAGCGAGATGTTTCAGGAGCTGCTCAGCTCCAACCCCTACGCGATCATCGAGCTGTTCGAGTTGCATCTTGACGCTTCGCTGCACGGCACGACTGAGATCGTTTACTTTCACCCTGGTGCCAATCAAGCTACACCAACAGGCAACATCATTTGGAAGGGTAAGCCATATCAGGCGCTGCCGATCGAGGTGGAAGGCTTTGAGTACAACGGCACCGGTCAGCTCCCACGGCCGAAAGTGCGCGTCTCGAACCTTCTCGGCAATATCTCAGCGCTGCTGCTGAGCGTCAACGAGTTCACGATTGGCAACGACCTGACAGGAGCAAAGGTGATCAGGATCCGCACGCTGAGCAGATTCCTTGACCCTGACAACTTTGCGGGCGGCGTCAACCCTTATGGCACACCGGCCAACGAGGAAATGCCACGCGAGATCTACTACATCGACCGCAAGTCAGTCGAGAACAGGGATGTTGTTGAGTTTGAGCTGGCGGCCGTGTTCGACCTTGCTGGTGTGCGTGCACCAAAACGGCAGGTGATCGCGAACATCTGTCAGTGGAAATATCGCAGTGCTGAGTGCGGTTACACAGGCAGCAACTACTTTGATGAGTATGACAATGCCTTGGGGGCCACACCTGCAACCAATTTTAACTCAACCGCATTTGGCGCTCAGCTCAACGTCAACGAGACACTGAATGAAGGCGACGCAATCGTCTCGTCGAACGGCTGGTATCGGGCACTCATGCAGGCCGATGGCAACTTCGTGGTCTACAACAAAGCGAACGTGCCTGTCTGGCAAACCGGAACAAACCGTGGTGACGGCACTTGGCGGATCACAATGCAGGCCGATGGCAATCTTGTCATCTACAACGGCAGCAGCGCGATCTGGGCCAGCAATACAGTCGGCACCGCATCACCAACGGGTTTGGCATTCCTTGGCTGGTATCCAACCGATGTCCAGACCGGCCGCTCTGGTGGTTTTGGTTGGGAGTGCGTCGGATCATCACCTGCTAGTGCTGGGCTGACTAACACGCAGACAGAAACGTTCACGGTCAGCGGCCGCACGATCACAGTTCAGTTCACATTCACGTCTGCTGCGCTGCCTGTCGATCACTACACAGGTGAGTCGTTCGCTTGGAACATCATCAGCAGTCAGTCAATCAGCAGTTCAACAGGCAGCTACTACCAGGGAGAGGTGATCAACCTGCCCAAGACCCTGAGCAGCAACAACCCGTTCAGAAACAATCACCCAACGCTGGGCACCATGACGGAGGCGGGTCCGCAGTATGAGATCACAGGCGTCAGCGGCAACAGCAACAACAGACTCAGTATCACGACGACCGGTCAACTCATTGTGTACACAGGCGCCAACACCCCGCTCTGGACATCCAGTTACGCCAGCGCTGTCGAACCTCTAGTGCAGACCGGCACCGTTGACCCGTTGCGTGATGTATGCGGCAAGCGGATCAGTTCATGCCGGAAACGCTTTGGTGAGTTCAACGACTTACCCTTTGGATCATTCCCCAGCGCTGGTACGTTCTACGGATGACACACTGGAAACACAACGCGCTGGAACATGCGCTCAAGGATGCACCACGCGAGGCGTGCGGGTTGGTCGTCGTTATCAAAGGCCGCGAGCAGTATTGGCCATGCAAGAACCTGGCACCCGCTCAGGACTTCTTTATCCTTGACCCTGACGATTACGCCGCTGCAGAGGACGCTGGCGAGGTGATCGCCGTGTTTCATAGCCACCCGCAGACACCTGCGCAGCCAAGTCAAGCCGACCGTATGGCCTGCGAAAAGTCTGGACTGGTCTGGCACATCTGCAACCCTGGCACTGAGATGTGGTGCAAGATCGAGCCGGAGGGTTATGAGGCGCCGCTGATCGGGCGGGAGTGGGTGTGGGGCGTGAGCGACTGCTGGACGCTGGTGCGGGACTGGTACAAGGAGGAGATGGCGCTTGACCTGCCCGACTGGGAGCGGCCTGCATCACTGCTTGAGTTTCACAATGCCCCCATGTTCGAGCGGTGCTTCGCTGAGGCAGGCTTTGAAAACCATGGCATCAACGAGCCAGACTATGGCGACGCGATCCTGATGCAGCTTGACGGGTCACCTGGCCTGAACCATGTGGCCGTGTACGTGGGCGAGCAGCGGATCCTGCATCATTTACGCGGGCGGCTCAGTAGCCGTGACATCTGGGGTGGCTACTATCAGAAGAGCACAGGCTTGATCGTCAGGCACAGGAGCAGGTGTTGAGATGTTCCGCGTCATCAAGGTTTACGGCAAGCTGGCAAAGCATTTAGGGCAGCGCAGCTTCAAGGCTGCTGTGAAGACCCCGGCCGAGGCGATTCGATTCCTGCTTGCCAACTTCCCTGACCTGCGCGGTGTGCTGTCAGAGGGCGATTACAAGGTCACTGTTGGCCGTAATCAACTTGATCTTGTCGATCACCCAGAGCATTTGCACTTCCCTGTCGCCAGCCAGGAGCCGATCAGGATTGTCCCGGTGATCGCTGGTGCCGAGGGCGTTGGGCAGGTCCTTGCGGGTATAGCGCTGATTGCTGCTGCAATCTTCATTCCTGGCCTTGGCTTGGGTCTTGCTGGTGCAACGGTGACGCAGATTGGCCTGCTGGGTGGTGCGCTTGTGCTAGGCGGACTATCGCAAATGTTGACTCCTACGCCGACAATTAAACAAGGCATGGATGGTGACAACGACCCACGCAAGTCGTACAGCTTCTCTGGTATTCAGAACGTCTCGCGGCAGGGCGTGCCTGTGCCAATAATTTACGGCGAAGTGTTTACTGGAAGTATTGTCGTTTCGGCTGGCATCAACACTGAAGAGGTCGCGTCATGACGAAGCGTTTGATCGCTGGTGCTGGCGGTGGCGGTGGCGGCGGTGGCAAAGGCGGTGGCGGTGGCGGTGGCGGCGGTAGTGCAAACGTCACAAAAGACAATCTTGATTCACGGCAGGTAGCGCGGATCATTGACCTTCTTTGTGAAGGTGAGATCGAGGGATTCCCATCTGCTCGTGGTTACACGCTAGGCACGACGGAATACAACACAGCAATGTTGAAGGATGTTTATCTCAACAACACGCCAATCCTTCGCTCGACTGCCAACCCGTCTGCCGTTCAGGCTTCTGATTACAACTTCGACACAACTGGCGGCGTCTTTGAGTTTCGCACCGGCACGCAGAATCAGACTTATACGCAGAACGTAGGCGACGCCAACCAGAGCACCACAGTCGTCAACACAAAAGTCACGCAGGCAGCCGCGGTTACGCGGTCGATCACTGACCCTGATGTCAATGCTGTGCGCGTCACGATCGGCACGCCTGCACTTCAGATCTTCAAGAACAACGGCGACGTCGAGGGCGCTGTCATTCAATACAGGATTCAAACGTCATACAGCGGTGGACCATTTACAACTGTTGTTGAAAGTGAGATCAAGGGTCGCACGGCTGATCTGTATCAACGCATTCATCGCATTGACCTGACTGCAGCAGCACCGGTTGACATCCGCGTCGTGCGTGTCAATGCAGATGCTGCACCATCAGGTGAGCAGACAGAGAACAGCGACTTTTATTGGTACGACTACACCGAAAAGATCAACGCCAAAACCACCTATCCCAACAGCGCACTATTTGCCGTCAAGCTCAGCGCTGAACAGTTCAACAGCATCCCCTCGCGCTCGTATCGCCTGCGTGGCCTCAAGGTGCGCATCCCTAGCAATGCCACCGTCAACCAGACCAACGGCCGTCTGATCTATGCGGGCACATGGTCAGGCAACTTTGGTGCAGCACAGTGGACGACAGACCCCGCGTGGATCCTGTGGGACCTGCTGACCAGCAAGCGGTACGGGTTCGGTGATCACATCGACGCGACGCA